GTTTCAGATGCGTAACTACCTCATTAGGGTTCTTTGGTTTTTATTGCATGTGACCAACGCAATATCAAAATTGTGAAAAATTTATCCACCTACTTTTCAGTAGGAGGATATGGGTTTTCAGCCCATGAATACTTATCACAGTACTTAAGGATCTGCTCCCTGTAAGTAGGGAAATGTCCTATAAGTCCAATGATATTGCATTCTTCTGCAACTTGTTTAAGTTGTGCGCATCTTTTGGTGTATATTTCATCACCAAAATGTGCATACTTATCAAGTGCATCCTTAATTGTACATGCGGCATGTAATTGTTCATTAATTGCTGAACGACCATGTGCATGCAACATTTTACTGATTGAGGATTCTTCAATTCTAGCTCTGTAAAGCTGTAATTCATCATCCCAAACAGCATTGTGTTTCAAGAAACCTGCCTCAGACCCATCTATAAATGGAACTGATTCAGCTTCTTTATCTGCCATAGTATATGTAATGTCACTCTCGCTTAATACGCGTGCTATGTTTGTATGATTATACGCATCGTAACCTTTCTTGACGGTCATGATATTATCATCTCCATATGTCATTAAAGCTACCACTTCTTTGAATAATGGTACTCTCCACCATTTTTCTTCAGCTGCTATCTTATAATAAACATAACGCATATATAAACTATTGACTAAAGAATTTGTAACTACAGTCAATGGATGCCCAGATGGGTTAGATCCATAAAACTGTACCAACGTTCCGAAAAAATCGTATGTTGGTGAACAAATTTCAGTGGCAATACCACGCATGATTGTCAAATCATCTGCGTCATAATTTCCACTTTCTTCAGCCAAATTGATCAAAATTTTGAAACTTGCCAACATAACTCTGGGAGACATTCTACCATCAAATGATTTATAATCACCTGCGACGGTTCTATGTTTCCCAAATTTATAAACATGTTTCATCATAGTTGTCCATTCGGGTGATTCAACATTTAATCCAACAGCACACTCAAAAACTTGTCTGTTTTCCTGCATTAATGCAGAGATTGTCAAAAAATACTTCCTCACTAACATGATGAAATAAATATTACAACCTGCGAAAACTCTAACTTTCTTCTTGCCAATTTTTGTTGGCTCATCTTTAAGTGATGCTTTAAATACTGCGTTGATTCTATCTCCATTTAATAATACTTTCTCCAATCGTGCTATTTCCACTAGCACTTTGGGATCGACATCAAGAGGACGTGTGATACCTTTCACTTTCCTCTCTGAAACCTTAATTAACTTAGTCTTTGGTCCAGCCATGGGAAATCCACATGCAGTCTTTAAATTCATAGCATTTATACCGACTACACCGTCCAACCCAGCTAATACTACATCGTCACTTAGTTTACCTAAGCGATGTAATTTGCCTTTAAGACTAGTTTTCAATGTCATATCGAAATCAACAACTGCCTTATCCAATAATCGCGAATCAAATTTGTAAGCAGTATGAGATTTATTCTCAATATCTACTAATTTATGTTCTTG